CCATTGAACTAGCGCATGCACTCTTACTGGTGGTAGGAATGTCTTGTTTATAGCCTCTCCGTATAAAGGATGAAAGTTTGTGTGCTCAAGACTAATCGGATAATAGAGTACAGTTTGACCTATAACTCGCTCAATAACTTCATCATTGATCTTCTTTACAAGATCTCTCTCCTTCTTCCCAGTGAAAAGAGGAGGAGGAGGATTGCTAGGTTGTGTCCATTTGTTTTTCTTAGCCACTAGTTATCTACCCCACAAATACAGGCAGAGGAACCCCCTGCATTGTTTTTACTGTGTTTTCTATTTCCTGCGCTGTCTCTTCAGCTAATTTAGGATATGTCATATCAGCCAATACAGTCTTTAGCTCATCTCTTAGCGCTGTTTGTTCTGCCTTGCCTTCTGAAACAAGAGCTGGACCGTTGAGAGTTACACTATTTCCCGGTATGGGAAGTGATGCAAACTTGCTCCTAATGTTTCCGAGCATTTCTTTTGATACAGCTAGTGCAAACCTTCTAATCCATTGCTTACCAATTGAGTTAATATTAAGATATTCAATATTTTCAAATGGGAGCGTATTCATGTTGTTTATTCCCTTGACTCCCGTGTCCTCGTCTCCAGTCTCTTCCCATGCGCTGGATTTAACGCTGAATTCTACCCACATTTTACTAGGACCAACGCTAGTTGGATTAGGGAAAATTCTCAACTGATTGTTTTTAATCTCGTAAGAAAAGTGAGAGGTTCGGGTCCAAATGGCATCCTCAAATGCCATGGCTTGAGCCTTATTTTGCCAGACTGGGATGACTTCAAAGGTGGAATCATCTGCATACTGTCCATAATAAGATAGATTTCCTACGGTGTTTAGTCCCCCATAGTATCCATAAAATCTCCACATGGCATGCGGTGTTTTATAGAACACCTTTCTAATTGTAACCTTGTTGTTTCCAACTGCGTTGTAGAAAGGCAGGCTTGAGTCAGCAGAAGCAGATGCCTCTATAATTGCTTGTAAGTCATAATCTTGTTTTCCAACTTCTGTTGTAAATGATGCGGAGTATATTGGTACATCACCTCCAAATCCGCCTTCAGTGGCTAGAGTGTTTGCTATCCTTTTGCTATACTCAAAATTAAACCTTGGATATCTAGTCTCGATGTTTGATCCACTTAGAGCATCTCCACTGACCATTTCTCCGTCTTGATCAAATGTTCCCGTTGGGTTGCCAAGAAAGTCGGACATTGCATTTTTTGCTTGGTGGATATTAACAATATAAGAGTATTCCAAAACCGCTTCTTCATATGCAGCATAGACTTGATACTCTGACAGTTCAATGTCCAGAATATCGCCACCAAGCTTTTGATATACATAAGCCACCTGATCGACGGCTCCGGAAATAAAAGCGTTTGCTGCCGTGTCTGTCCCTGCTTTTGTAACATAAATTCCATACGGAAGGGGATTTGTCGCAGAATTGACATTATCACTATTTCCAGTTATTGGTAAAATAGACACACTAGTATTGCTAGAAGGTGTCAAGGTTGGAAGAGCCATTATTTAGATCTCCTTATTTCAAAATAAAATACGCTATATATAATTAGTCTGCGACAACCTTTAAGGAAGGTAGAAAAGAAAAAAGCCCCGCCAAATTAATGACGAGGCTCTTTGTGTTACTTAAGATTATCTTGGATTATCCGAGAAGATCTTGACAAATAACAAGACCATACATATCAGGTCTTACCATCTTCTTGGCGTAACGGGTCATGACACCCTTGCGAGGTACGAAGTCCTCTACACCGAAGATAGTTGGAGTTACCTGAAGTGGTACATATGGTGCGTACACATAACCGCTCTCAAGGAACGATCCACCTTTTCTACCCACGAGAATAACATTTCTCGGGAAGTAAGGATCTACATACACTTCCCACTTCTTGCTCAATGATCCAACATTGACTGCACCAACTGTTCCTCTGTCGGAATCAGCAGTTACATTAGCTCTGAATCCAGCAGTGAACTCAAGGATGTTTGCAACTTCTGGTGAACAAACAACAAAGTTAGCGCCTCCACGGAGTGTCTTTCTGTGGATTTGAGCAGATACATCGTTAATGGTTTCGATCAATGTCTCGTACCATTCGGAAACAGTACCAGTGAAGTCTGCACCCATCAATGATTCGTTGGAAACATTTCCACCAACCTGTGCTCCAGTCTCTCTGTTTACAAAGCGACCCGGACGGCGAGACCAGTAGTATTTACCAGCAGTTGAGCCTGCGATAAGGTCCTTAAGGATCTCTCTGTCAATCTCAAGAGCAATTTGCTCAGAGAGAATGCTTGTAAGCTCAACTTCTGCATCAAGGTTGTGGTATGCATTAAGGTCTTGACCCAATTCTGGTGTCCACTTAGCCTTGAGCTTCTTGGTTACTGCTGTCACGCTGACGGAATCAACTTTGATGTTGAGTTCTGGAATATTGATGTTATCTTCAAGACCCCAGTCGTCATCACCTGCAACTGCTCCGATAGCTTCGGCTGCACCTGCTGCTGGTGTTCCGTTGAAGTTATCAACGAGTGCAAATGTAGAATCTGCGGTTTGTGCTATAGCAGCATTCAAGCTTGCTTGAGCGTCGGCATCGGTAGATGATGTGGACACGAAAACAAGATTCAATGTCGATTGGCTTGANCCTGTTGCAAAAGAAGTTAATCTTCTTTGGAGAAGACCAGCTCTACCTTTTGCTCCGTCGTGAATAACATCCAATCCAATAAGGTTGTCCAAGTTAAACTTTGTACCATTGGATCCAGTAAACTCAGAAACATTCACAGTCGCAACAGCAACTACAGAACCAGATGGAATATCCGGATCGAACTGAGCTAATTTGGCAATTCCTGCGCTTGCATCACCCGGATAAACACCGTGTGCGGCAAGAGTAAAACGACCTGCTTCGTTAGCCTTTGAGCCAGTTGGTGAAGCGTATCCATTATTGAGACCATAAAAGCCTTTTTCTGGATTACTCGATGAGAGAGCAGTGTTGTTAAGCACAGTGGAATCAAGCTTTGTCTGACCCAAGTTAACACCACCAGTCAACTCCTGACCTACAACTCCACCACCGTAAATAGAACCGTCCTGTGCAGCACCTGCGGCTGCTCTTGCTCTATCGTAAGTGAAGTCAAGGAAGAAGATGAGTCCCGATGGGAGGCTCATTGGTTGAACACTAACAAGATCGTTAGCAATCAAAGATCCGAATACACGGCGTACAATTGGAAATGCAACAGATGCAAAACCTTCAACATCACCCTGACTCATTGCAGAGGATGCCTCTCTAAGAAGCTCTTTAGCTTGGTTTTCAAGCAAACGAGCCATAGCGTCTTTAGAACGCTCGTCTTTCATTCCCTCAAGAAGTCCAGTGTTTTCCCACTTCGCAAGCAGGGCAGCACCTTCCTTCTGGAGATCACGATTAACGATACCTTCTGTTAATTTTTCTAAAACTGACATAGTTTTATTTCTCCTTTTTATAGTTTAATTAATTCCAGCCAAACGCTTCATTCTGTCCATATTTGGATCAGCTTTCGGTTTAGCCTCGCTGCCTTTAAGCAAAGCTGAAGAACGCTTTGTTACCGCCTCGCTAAGTGATTTTGGAGCAGATTTTCTTTGTCTCTGCTCTCCCACTGCGCCTTGAAGGGTTTCATAAATTACTTTTGCCTCTTCAACTGTTTTAGAATTTGAGATAGCCTCGACAAGTTTATCTTTTTGCCGCCCATTCAACGAGTCACTACTCAAAGCCTTGTTTGTATAAAGTAACCTAGCATTTTGTAGGTTAACTTCACTTAAAGTTCCTTTTACCTTATTGGCAAATGACTGCATCTCTTGGATGCTAATAGCCATTTTTTCTAATTTTCCTCTAAGGTTTTCATTTTGTGTTTGAGAAAGCTCTAGTGCTTCCTTTAACTTATCCATTTCTTCGCTATCATCGTCATCGTGAGCGGCAAGAGCCTCGGCTTCAAGTTCTGCTTGGCGAGTCTCATATTGCGGCTTCTCTAGCCAGCCTGTTTTTACTGGTTGGAAATCGAGGGTGAGCTTCTCTACGATGTCTTTAATCTCTTCTTGGGTGATTTCAATTTCCTCTTCTCCCTCAAAAAGGTTGGTCAAGTCGATTTCTTCGTCAATGTTTCCAACTTCAGCAGAGGGCTCAGAAAGACTATCTGCTGTTTCAACATTTTCCGCCACATCTTCGTGATTTAACATTTCACTAAAATCAATTTCTTCTGCCATTGTTTCCCTAGCCATTTTTTCCAACTCTGACAAATCCAATACGACCTTGCCTGCTCCTGAAGCTTCTGTCTCTTCATTTTCTT